TTTCTTTTCTCATTAAGTAAATTGTTAGGTAAAGGTTTTGAACTGTAGGCACTTTTTCTTTTTACAATTTTAATTTTTTTACCTTTAGTTACTTTAAAAGGTCCTTCAAATGGATTTTTATATTTACTCACTGGCCTCCGTATATAATTCTTTTGCAAATTCTTTTAGTTTGTGTTTATCTAAATCAGTATCTACCTGTTCAATATAATTACCTAAAAATGTCAGTGTATCTTCTCCTTGATCTATAGTATCAACTCTAACTGTTTGTGTTATGTCATTTGTATCTTCATTTATAATTAACTCATGTATATTTGTATTGTTGTAAAACCTTTCTATTAGATTACCATACATTTCTGGATTAGTTTTTCTATTAACAAACAGTTTTACAAAACAATTTTCATAAGAAGATAAATCTAAATTGTCATAGTTTTCTTTAGTATCGTCATATGATAATTTTTTAAATATAGGTAAAGTGTTCTCTATTCGTTCTAGTTCTCTAGTATCTGTATCAAATATATGAAAACCTTTAGGACAGTTATAGTCTGACCACATAATTTGATATTGTGTACCTAGATAAAAGATATGTCCGTCATCTGATTTCTTATGAAAGTGACCAGAAAATACTTTTTCAAATCTTCTAAAATTTTGTTTCTCTAGACCATGTTCATTCATAACTCCTTTATGCATTTCAAAACCTTTTACTTCTAAATGACCAAAGGCAATTTGTGATGTAGAGTTATCTAATTTATATAGAGTATCTTCCATATTGTCTTCACATATCCATGGTATTAACAATACATCTAAACCATCTAAAGTTATTTCGGTGGCTTTAGTGTATATCTTAACTTCGTTACCTATATTAAGATTTTCCAAAGCATTAACTTCATTTGTATTCTTGTAATATGTATCGTGATTACCTAGTATAACGTGAGTTTCTATATCTAGTTCTTTTAATCTATCCCAAAATACTTTTTTAAAGTTGTGGGCTGTATTATGATTAATAAATTTTCGTCTATCAACTACGTCACCTAAATGTATTAAACATTTAATATTATTCTTAATAAGATAAGGAAAAAACTGTTCCTCATAAAACTTATTCTGATAATTTATAAAATGTGGAGAATCATTACGGCAACCAAAGTGTGTATCATTTAGTAGGGCTATCTTCATAATTTTCAAAAAAATAATCTAAACTATTCTTACTTGTTCTTTTCTTACGTTTCTTTTTACTATTTTTAACTTCTTCAGCAATCTTTTCTTGTGCGTCCATTGGTAAATTTTTCTGTAGATATTCAGTCATTTGATTCTTAAACTCTCTATCATCACCTGGTTGCAAAGCAAAGTCATCTAAATTAGAATTGCTGATTAATTTGTGTTTAATAGTCACTTGCTTTTTCTCTTTTTGTATTCTACGTATAAATGCATAATAGATTATTTGAGTGAAGTAAGCAAACGGATTATTTGATTTTTTACCATCAAAGTTGTCAAGGTATTGTAGACAGTTTTCTATACCATCTGATATCATGTCATCTTTAAAAGTATAATTTATAAAATTAGGTCTGTATGACAAATGATTAGCAATCTTTAAAAAACATGATCCAAGATAGTCTCCTACCAGTGGTTTATCTTGTTTTAATCTGGCCGCTCTTCGTACAGCTTTTCTGTACTTATTCATTGCCTCTAAAAACTCTTTGTTATTAACATAGTGTTCTTTTTTTGTTTTACTCATATTCTTAATATAACATCTTTCAGTTTAAATGTCAATGTTTTAAGCATTTTGGAGCGGGTGATCGGGGTCGGACCGACGGCCTTCTCGTTGGCAACGAGACGCTCTACCACTGAGCTACACCCGCTTGAAAAAATTTCGGTTTGTGCCGAAATCAGCATTGACTTTTTGATAATTTTATGTATAATGAACGGTGTAGCCGTTTGGGGAGAAGCTCCAGGTACTGGTCTCCTCTAATGCAAAGTTCCTTCATCATCGTCATCATATATTGAATCATCAAAGATTCTATTAATTTCTTTATTCTCTGTGGTGGTAAATTTAACTTGCGACTTTTTTACATCTTTGTCCGCCAGAGGAATATCTTCGTATGTATCAACAACACCAAGATAACTTTTACTCATACTATCATTAGCATTTGTAATTGTCATTATCTTATCTTTTGGTATAGTAATTTGTTCATCGTTAGTATAGGCCGTCCAACGAATCAATGCAATGTAGTCCTTAAAACCTTGCACTGTTATTTGTGGCACGTATTTTATTTGTAAAGGCTTTTCTATATTGATTGTTTTGTTTTTTGGATCTAATTGTCTTTTAGTAAAGTCAACTACGCAAACGATATCGTCTCCGTTCACCAACTTAATAATCTTAATGTTATTTTCCATATGATTATTTATCCTTCTTTAGCTCTGCCAATACACAATGAGTACCACCAGTTTTTGTTATTATATCATAAGTTAATAATGAAGTTTCTTTAAAAACTTTCATATTATACCAACCTTTATTTTTTCCAGGATATTTTTCTTCGTTAGGTAAATAATCATGGAAAACAATTTTAAAATTATCCTTAGTTCTTTTTAATATTTCTTCGCAATCATAAACGCCGATTGATCCGTCAACAAACACAAAATCAAAATCAAAATGACCATACTCTTTCCAATAATCAACACTTGTACAATGAAATCTGTTTATGTTATCTTCAATACCAACATATTCAAATATATCGTCTTTGTCAATAGTATATACCTCTGCTCTGTTTGCCACTAAAGCAGTTGTACTTTTACCTGTGCCAGTACCTATTTCTAATATCTTTTTGGCGTACCGACTTTCTTCTAACAAAAATCTAAAATCTTCATCTGATATCATTTCAAATCTATATTGTGTATCTCATAATTAAAATCTTCACCATTGTAAATATTTATCCGTTCACGAAAATGTGCTAACGTGTAATTTTCTTTGTCTTTATAACTTATGTCGTCTGCTATATCATATAAAGTCGCAGCTGAATCATTGTCCTTTAATCTTAAACCTCTACCAATACTTTGTAAATTTCTTATACGAGATTTAGAAGGACTAGCAAAAATAATGTTATGCAAATTCCGTATATTAATTCCGGTTGAAAAAGTGCCGTAACTAGCAACAATAATGGCGTTATCACTTTTCTCCGTAATTTCTCTAATCTTTTCTCTATCATCTGTTTCTACTCCTCCGTGTACATAGAATACATTTTTATCCTCTGCCTTTTCTTTTATCATTTTTACAAGTTCATCACCGTGTTTTTCAACATACTGAAATAAACATAAAGTATTTCCTTGTAAACTAGAGGCCAAGTTTCTAATGTATTTGTTTCTTTTTTCATTTCGTACCAAGTAATCCATCTCCTCTTGGTAGTTCTTATCTTTCATCATATGTCTTACTTCTTTGTCATGTTGTAATACTAAACATATAATTTTTAATTCGGCTAATTGTTTGTTCTCTTGCAATTCACTTGTAGATATAACCTTATTAACAACACCAAATAATCCTTCTAACACCAACTTGTGTGTTTTAGTACCATCTAAAGTACCTGTAAGACCTATTCTATACTTACATTTTTCTAGTTTGGTCATTATCTTTGTGAGTGAAACTGCCTTAAATAAGTGTGCTTCGTCACCTATGACCATACCAAACTGTTTAAACCATACTTTTGGTTGATTGTATATTGATTGCCATGTAGATATAATAACATTTTTATTAGTATCTTTATCATGTCCTTGATATATTTTGTGTACGTTTTTGTCTGGATTCCAACCATAATCTTTGAAGTCTTTGAATAGTTGTTCTACTAATGATGTTGTTGGTACTATAATAAGTATCTTTTTCTTTTCTTCTTTTAGTCTTAACATATTAAATCTTACTAATAGATATACTATAAGTGATTTACCAGAGGCTGTTGGAGATAACAATAAACATCTACTCTTTGTTGTTGCATGAATAAATGCCTCTTTTTGATAATCTCTTACTTCAAAAGGTATCTTTAATGCTTTTGTAAATGCCTCTACTAATTTTAAATCAACTTTAGTATCAACTGTTTTAGTACCATCTACTACTTGTATTTTATTATCTTCACACCATTTAAGTATATAAGGATATAAACCGGCATATATTTGACCAGTTGCATAAGAAAATAATCTTATTTTTCCGTCCCATACTCTGTTCCTATATGCAGGAACAAACTTATAACCTGGCACCTCAAAACAAAAATACTCTGATAACTCTCTACGTATAGAGGCGTCAGCGTCTACTTTTAAATAGACATCGTTTATCTTGTCAACTATGATGTATCTTATATCGGGCATTACACGAAAGAAGGACCTACAATCCAACCTACTAAAACCTTTCTTGTTCCTTTGGTTACCGGATGTACCTTATGCCAACTAAATGAGGGAAAGGATATCAATGTACCTGTCGTAAATTTATCTTTAAACTTTATATTTTGATTAACTCCTTTAGGATTTAAACTTGCAATTTCAAATTCTCCTCCTTCATAATCTTCATTTAAACATAAAGTAAAACTTATCTTTCTAATAAAACCATTAGGGTAAGGCTTAGTGTGTGAATCTATGTGCCAATCATAGTGGTCTCCTTCTTCATATATTGTATACTGAAAAGGTTCAAATTCTTTTAAATCAAAATTCCATTCTGCTTTTACATTATGATTAAAAATTACTTCTTCTATAGATTGATATAACTCATCATTTTGTTTAACCCACGCAACACTACTACTACGATTTTTACCATTGCCGTCTTGTATAGCTGCTTCTTCCAGTTTTAAAGTATCACACAATGCAATTAGTTTGTTACAATAATCTGGTTCAAACTTTGATACGGAAATACAATTGTTGTTAGTTAAATACACTATACAGCTCCACTGGTAAATCTTTTCCAGTCTATTGCGTTCTTAATAGTAAAAGTTCTATTAGTTATTTGTCTTAAAGTTCTATCTAAAAAGTCAACAACCGTCTCTAAATATTTTACTTTTTGATTTAACTTTTGTACTTCGGGATCGGAATCAATATATTGTGGTACATCTACCTTTAATAGTTTAAAATTAAAAGGTCTATCTACGTATACTTGTTGATCGGCTTTGCCTGTATAGTATTCCCATTTTACTCTTTTAACAATTCTGTACTCATCTTCAGCACGTGTTAATAGTAATTTAAATTTTGTTAAATATTTTAAATACTTGTTATGTAGCGCTGGTGTTTTTAAAGATTCAATATCTAATTCAATATCGTTGATCTTTAAATCTTTATCTGCTTCTGTTTGTAATTGTTCTAGGTCCATTATATCTCCACTTTTCTTTCATTTTGTTACTAGTCTTATTTATTAAGATGTTGTAACTGTTGTCCGACTTGCACCTTTAGTAGCAAAATCGTATATCTTATAATCAAATGTAACAGTTGCCGTAAGATAATCAACATCTGTTGCTTGTTGGTTGTAAGAGAGGCCAGTTAGAGAAATAGGAAATACGTCTCTAAATCTAACTTCTATTACGGAATTATTTTTATTTGATAACACATTTAACGTAGCATCTGAAAAAAGACCACCTGTTTTTGGTGGTGCATATTTTGTTCGGCCTGCTTCACCTAATACACTGCTTGTACTACCAGGAAATCTATCGTTACCACTTACTAAAAGATTTTGATGTTCTTTGTTATCTTCGGGAAAACCTAAACCTCTTAACCAACCGTGTATCTCTTGATAATTTTCTAAATTTTCATCTACCAAAAACGTACAAACAAGTTTTTCATAATCTAACTTATCACCAGGTAGAGGTATATCTTTAAGTGGTGTTACTTGTGCTGGCGTATTGGCTAATGATATTCCAGGTACTGTTGCAGCTGTACAAAAATATTCTACTTTTGGCAATTTAACTATACTAAATTTAAATTGTGTTGGACTTGCATAGTCTAATTTTGTAGGCTGTCTGTTTTTTAGTGTTGTCATAATACTATTTATTACGTTCCTTATCTACTTCATCCCAGTCTTTTTCTGTAGATTTCTTCTCTAATTCTTTTTCGTTTTCAGTTAAAACACGTTCTTTTTTCTCAACCTGTTCTATTTTATCTTCAATACTTTCTAGAGGATTTGGTGATTCGGGTACAAAAAAACCAATATAACATAAGAATACGAATAAAGCAAAAACTTTAATACATACTATTACTACTAATATACCTAATATTGATCTTAATAAATTTTTCATACTACTATTTATATTATTTTCTTTCCCATATTTTTAATTCACCTTTTACGGCTACTGTCATTTCTTGTCTACCTTTTTCTTTATTAGTTCTACAAAGATCCCAACAAGCAAAAGGACCTCTATTGCGTTCTAATGACTCTTGAAAGGCTTTGTAATAATCATTATTCAATAGGTCATTTACACTATCATAATCTGTAAGATAACTATTATCCACTAATTTTTTAAACTCCGGATCTTTCATCATTCTATGAGTATCACATTTACAACAAGGTAATAATTGACCTCTATTAGTTACGGCCAAGTTCATGTTTCCTCTAATGCACATAGGTTTTATTCCAACATTGCTTTTGATACCATTTTCTTCATCTGATATTATATTACCGTCATCATCATATAGTTTAGTATGATTAGTTCCTATTTTTCCTTTTTCTTCATATTCGCTTACGTGTGGAAAATTAAATTTAATTTTATTTTTCATATTCATTTGCTTTAATTCCTTTTCCGTTTGTAGGAGCTAGTTTATCTGGACCTTTGTTGTCCCACCTACCACTGTTTATGACACTAAAAATAACATCTATATCTTCAGCCATTTTCATAGCCTTTTCTATATCATGTTGATTGTAACTAAAAACAATATATTGCCATATAGGTTTTCTAGTTAATATCTGTCTTGCCATTTTTAATCTTTTAAAATGCATTTCACCATCTTGATTTATTCTATACTTGTGACTATCTTTAGGTAATCCATCTATACCAAACCACCATTGTGCTTCAGGACAGGCCTCAAATGCTTCTTTAAACCATTCGTCTGATTTATAATTAGAGGCACAATGTACTTGACTTCTTAAACCTTTTCTTTTTATCATTTTTAACATATCAATAAAATGTGGATGATGTATAGGATCAGAATATTGTCCACAAAATTGTATCGTAGCAAAATAATCTGTAATTTTATCAAATTCTTCCATTGTTATATCTCTGCCTGGTACTGGTTTCTTTTTTAGACCTTCTTTTTTTAATTCACCTCTATATTGAATTTTACCTTTATAATCATACGTTTGTCTAGGACAACGTAAACACTCTAAAGGACATCTATGTGATAAATCTAAATTAACTTTTGTTGATTTATATACTTTATTTTTATTAGGTAAAAGATTCCATTCTGATCTTTTAATTTTCATACCATCAGTTATTTCATTACCATTATCATCTATAATTACTTTTTCCATACTTTTATTTATCCCATTATTAGGACCAAAAAAAAAGGGGACCGAAGCCCCCTTTTTTAATAAAACGTCTAAACAACGTATTACATGATGTTTGCTACTTTAACTTTTTGGTAGTATCTGTTTGAGTTAGGTGTACCTGAATCAGTGATTCCTGTAACCGCACCCGAAGCAGCACCAGTTTCCGCAAAAGGATTCGCAACTAAACCGTATCTAGTTTTGAAACCAATTTTTGGTTGGAAAGTATCTTGACCAACTGCTCTCACCATTTGTAGTGGAACATATGGACAATAGAACATACCAGCGTCATAAGGTGAAGTACCTTTGTAACCAACAACGTAGTATTGGTTAGCGCTTGAGTTTGCACTATATGGATCAATGTATACTTTGAATCTACCGTTTAATACACCAGCGAATGTTGAACCAGTGTCATCAACGTTTAGATTGTTGTTTAAAGCAGGCGTGTAATCTAAAACACCAGCCATTTGTAGAGCAGAAGCGACATCAGCAGAACAAATAATCATGTTCCCTTTACCTCTTCTTGTTCTTTGAGCGATTCTGTTTGCGTCTCTTTCCAATTGGAACATAAGACCTTTAAATCTCTCAACTGACCATCTACCGTTAGAGTCTGTATCTAAATCAAATACACCAGCAGTAGTTGTGTTTGTAGCAGCGCCTTTTTCTGAATTGATGTAAACTGATCTAACAACTTCTCTGTTGATTTCCGCAAGGATTTCAGCAGATAGAATGTTTGCTAATTCAGTTTCAGCGTCTAAACCGTGGATTGCTTTTAAATCTTGAGCAAGTTCCATAGTGTATTCTGCTTTAAGAGCTCTGCTTCTTGCAGTCACTGTAGTTTTCTCAATTGAGAAAGCCATTTCAGCAAACTGATTAGCAGAAGCGTCGCCTAAAGCCTCAGCTTCAGCAGTTGTCATACCTTGACCTCTAGTGTATTCGCCAGCAGGTGAGTCATTAAGTACAGATGGATTAGATCCTCTGTGCTCAGTTACTCCGTCATATGCGTTTGAATCACCAGCAGCATTTCTAGATGAGTAATCAGTATCAGCTTCGTCAAATAGAGCTTCTGCTCCAGTTGCTGAAGTATATCTTGATCTCATTGCGAAAATAAGTCCAGTTGGACCAGTCATTGGTTGAACACCAGCAATATCGTAAGCGATAAGGTTTGGCATTGCTCTTCTTACTAATGAAATTAAAATTGGATCCCAATTTGAAGTTCCACCAGTATTGTTTGTAGGAGCAGCTTCAGTCATAAATGCGCTGTCTTCCTTCATAGCTCTTTCTTGGTTTTCCAAGATCGTAGCAGTAACGGCACGTTTGTAAGAATCACCGATTTTTGGTAAATCAGGATGCTCTAAAACTGGCTGCCATTTTTTTTCGTATTGTTCTGATAAATACATGTTTTTTATCTCCCTATTATTATTATTTGTTAGACAATTTAATGTCTTTTGTTTGACTTATAGCGGCACTATAAGCAGCCATCGCATTGCTTAGGTCCTCGTTAGGAGTTCCTTCGCCAGCCGCTACTTCATCTATACCGTCACCAGAAACGTCTTTGGATTTAAAGTAAGACTCTTTAATTGTCTTAACTTTTTCTCTGTAATCTGCTTCTGTTGAATAATCTACTTCTTCAGCAAGTTTGTTGAATTTTTCTTTTGCAGTTTCAGTTAAGTCTTTAGAAGCTTCATCTAAAATTTCAGCTGCTTTGTACTTATTACCTAACTTACTTAATTCAACATTCTTCTCTATTGACTCGTTAAGTTTTTTTTCTAACGTTTCAATTTTTGAAGCTTGATCTTCTAACACATTATATTTTTCGTCTGGAACATCAATGTAGTGATCTTCAAATAGTTTTTTCAAACCACTTATGAAGTCCTCAGCGATTTCGCCTTTGATCCCTCTTTCTAAA